AGAAATAAGAACAAGGCCAGAGGCTATGTCTTCCGTAAGAAGTCAGACCTTTATTACAAATGTCACAACTGTAATATCGGCCAATCTGTGGGCAACCTTATCAAAGATATAGACCCACATCTATACAAAGAATACATTCTACATAGATACAAATCTGGTGAGACAGGCAGAGGTAAAAGTAGACAACCAGAGTTTAAGTTTGAACAACCAAAGTTTAAACCAAGAAAAACAACTATACATTTACCTTCTATCGGCAGTCTACCAAGAGAACACTATGCTAGAAAGTATTATGAATCAAGAAGAATACCAACAATTTTTATGGACAGAATCTTCTATGCAGAAGATTTTAAGAGATGGGCCCAGTCAGTATGTCAGGTTGACTATTCAAATCTAACCCAAGGTGAACCTAGACTAGTGATACCTTTCTTTGATGAAAACAATAAACTCATCGGAGCACAGGGCCGGGCCCTCAGGGAATCTAAAGTAAGATATGTGACTGTGAAAGTACATGAAGATGCCAAAAAGATATTTGGTCTTGAAAGATGGAAACCAGAGGAACATACATACTTGGTAGAGGGTCCGATTGACTCTCTTTTTCTCCCAAACTGTTTGGCTATGGCAGGTGCTAGTTTGGGTGACCTTTCTTTCCTTAATAAAGAAAAAACAACAATCATCCTTGATAACGAATCAAGAAGCAATACCATTCCAAACTTGATGAATATGTATCTTCGGAATGATTGGAAAGTAGTAGTTTGGAAGACTCATTGGATAGGTGATGATAATGATACTTTCAAAGATATTAATGACTTAATTATACTTGGCAGGTCTCCTGCTCAAATATTGGAAATGATAAATAAGAATACTTACTCTGGACTGAGGGGTGAGTGGGAAGTAAGCAATTGGAAACTATATTCGTAGATGAATCTGGTGATCATCATCAAATGATTGAAGTACATGAACTTGGTTTTGTCAAGTTGATAGACACGATGGGTGATGATGAAGAAGTTGAGAATGCAGCAAGAATTAGTTATGGAAAAGGAACAAGAAAGGTATCACAAACACGGAACCTCATCCGTTACCTAATGAGACACAAACACACCTCACCCTTTGAGATGTGCGAGGTCAAGTTCCACCTAAAACTTCCCATATTTGTAATGCGACAACTCGTTAGACATAGGACGGCAAACCTTAACGAGTACTCTGGACGTTATTCTGAAATGAGTAACGAATTTTACTTGCCTCAGGGTGATTACCTGCAAAAACAATCCAAGACAAACAACCAAGGAAGAGGTGAAGATCATCCAAGAAAAGGTGCTCTTCAATTTGAATTCAATAGAATTTATGATAATGCTATGATGGCATACCAAAATCTATTGGAAGAAGACCTCGCGAAGGAAATCTCAAGGGCCGTATTGCCTGTTGCCAACTACACCGAATGTATTTGGAAGGTGGATCTACATAATTTTTTCCATTTTGTACGATTGAGATCAGACAGTCATGCCCAAAGAGAGATACGAGATTATTCGGATGCAATGTATGAACTGGTTAAACCAAAGTTTCCGATATGTTGTGAAGCATTTGAAGATTATGTAAGGGATTCGGTTACATTTTCAGCATCTGAAATGGAGTTTATAAGGGATTGTGTGGTAGGTGATCTCATTGAAGAATGGGCAAGATATACTGATGAAGAATTTAATGATGAGGTTTTACAAGGGAAATATAATCTCTCAAAAAGAGAGATGCACGAATTAAAGACGAAATTATCAAAGAAGGAGAACTAGGATGCGTTTACCTACCACTTACCAAGAATACATCCATCTATCAAGATATGCCAGATGGGATTATGACAAAGGAAGAAGAGAAACATGGGATGAGACAGTTGAGAGATATTTTAACTTTTTTAGTGAGTGGTTGGAAGAGAAACACGATTATAAATTAGAAAATGGTGAACGCACAGAACTTGAGAATGCCGTCAAAGAATTAAAAGTCATGCCGTCAATGCGATGTCTCATGACTGCAGGACCTGCACTTAAAAAAGAGAACACAGCAGGATATAATTGTTCTTATGTAAAAGTTGATAGCCCAAGGTCATTTGATGAGATCCTATATGTTCTCATGAATGGAACAGGAGTTGGATTTTCTGTAGAGGAAGAGTACACAGCTCAAATGCCAGTGGTCCCAGATGAATTATATGAGACTGATACTACAATAATTGTTGCAGACTCAAAGTTAGGATGGGCCAAGGCTTTCAAGGAGTTAGTATCTCTTCTTTATGGTGGACATATTCCAAAATGGGATGTATCTAAAGTTAGACCAGCAGGATCACCTTTGAAGACATTTGGTGGTAGAGCATCTGGACCAGAACCATTGGTAGATTTGTTCAATTTTACAATAAATACTTTTAGAGGTGCAACAGGTAGAAAACTTAAACCTATAGAATGTCATGACATCGTATGTAAAACAGCAGAGATTGTCGTGGTTGGTGGCGTTAGGCGTTCTGCTCTTATCAGTCTTAGTGATCTCAACGATAGAGAGATGCGGTTCGCCAAGTCTGGACAATGGTGGGAGCAAGATGTACAACGAGCACTCGCCAATAATTCAGTTAATTATAAAGAAAAACCAGACGTTGGAACTTTCATGCGAGAGTGGTTATCTCTCTATGATTCCAAGTCAGGTGAAAGAGGTATTTACAATGGTTTGTCTGCCAAAAGAGCAGTAGAAAGGCTAAATGAACGATACAGAGATGGAAGTGGAGATTATATACGAAGACGAGATGCCAGAGAGGACTTTGGCACAAATCCGTGCAGCGAGATCATTCTTCGGTCCCGTGAGTTCTGCAACCTTTCTGAAGTCGTTGTCAGAAGAAGGGACACTCGCGAATCTCTCAAAGCAAAAGTTAAACATGCAACTATCCTTGGCACCTTCCAATCTACTCTCACAGAGTTCAAATACCTCTCAAGAGAGTGGAAAAGAAACTGTGATGAAGAACGATTATTGGGAGTATCACTCACAGGAATAATGGATAACCCTCTGACGAATGGTACAAAGAATGGGCTTAAAGAATTACTTGAAGAGCTTAGAGATGTGGCTTATGAAACGAATAAGGAATGGGCGGATAGATTGGGAATTCCTCATGCAGCCGCCATTACCTGTGTCAAGCCCTCTGGTACTGTTAGTCAGTTGGTTGATTCCGCTTCTGGTATTCATGCCCGTCATAATCCTTTTTATATCAGAACAGTAAGGGCCGATAATAAAGACCCTCTCTGTAAACTGATGCAAGAGATGGGATTTCCAAACGAGCCTGATGTAACCAAACCAGATCACACAACAGTTTTCTCATTTCCAATGAAGAGTCCAAAGGATGCAGTATTTCGTATGGATATGAGTGCACTAGAACAATTAGAGTTGTGGAAGACATATCAAGAGAGTTGGTGTGAACATAAACCATCTGTCACAATTTCTGTAAAAGAAGATGAGTGGGTTGATGTTGCAGCATGGGTATATGAAAACTTTGATTCAATTAGTGGTATATCGTTTCTACCTTTTAGTGAGCATGTGTATAGACAAGCTCCATATCAAGATTGTACAGAGGAAGAGTACAACGAGGCTTTAGAACAAATGCCCAAGAATGTGGATTGGGCAGAACTGTCAAAATATGAATCACAAGATTATACTGTCTCAAGTCAGGAATTAGCCTGTGTGGCGGGAGGTTGTGAGGTCATATAGAAAAGAAGAGATGAAAAAGTTAGTTGTTATTATGTTGGGTTTCGTAATGATGGGATGCGCAAACAAAACTGACTTGGTAGTAGAAGATTTAGAAAAAAGTGACAATAGTTCTTTAGAGGTATTAGTTGAAAAAATAGAACTTCCAGAGCCCAAAGGTTGGACTGAATCTAACACAGGGTTCTGGAAAGCCATGTTTTGGTATAGAATGGCACAAGACATGCAGATAAGAATGGTATATACACCAGAACAAGTATATAACATTGCCAGTTGTGTGGTAGATACTTATAGACAGATGTATGAGTATGATGTTTTTCAAAAAGAAATCGGTAATAGAAAAACTCCACTACCACCAAATCTTACTGCAGAAGCCATGGCATTCGGGACTGAGTGCACAAGAATAGAGCAGTTCAAGATAAAACAGAAACAATTCAATCCAAAAGAATCTGTATGACACAATACAAATTTGATTGGCCAAAAGGTGCTGAACTGAAAATGAAGAAAGAGGATCTTGACGAAATCAAGAAGACTTTGGAGTTACAGTTCAAACACATAATTTATAGTCAGCCAGGATTTAAGTATTTTCCTGCAATGGGTAATACAAATTTTTTCCAGCATTTCAAAACAAATGACGGAATTGATTTTGGTGTGTGTCATTTGTATTGGGACAAAAATGCAGATGATGGTATTGACTACGTTGATGAGGATGGTAATCTGATGGACAAAAGCAAAGGTGGGTGGAAGGTTAGATGGCTGCCCACCGGCTGTTATGATGTAATCGGAGAGCCAAGTCCCATAAGTAAAGAGGGATGGAAAAAGATTGCGCAAGCATACGTTGATAAGTCCCTACCAGGCACAGTTCCAGACGAAAAGAAAATAGAACAATTTGAAAAGGAGTCTGAAGAGGAAGTGCCTAAATTTCTAAACTAGGAGAGTTTTTGATACAAGTCAAAACAGAGGAAGACTATATACTTTACGAGATAGTATGTGACTACTGTGAAAAGGAGTATGAATTGAAAGTCTTCACTGAAGAACCAAGACCTAAACAACTTATAGAATGTTGTCCTTTCTGCAGTAACTTGATTGAGGAACCTGTGGAAAGGCTTAATGAGGAAGATAGCTGGAGTTGATTATTCTCTAACATCACCTGCAATATGTGTGTGGAAAACTGACGATGATATTGGACCTTTTGGTTTTGATAGTTGTGATCTATATTATTTGGAAAGTTCTAAACAACAATCAAGGACCACCGAGCATGGGATATTAAATCTTCACCCTGAACCTTATCCAGAGTGGCATTCTGAAGAGGAAAGACATGATCTACTATCAGATTGGGCAATTGGTATCATCAGTGAATGTGATATATTCATTGAAGGATATGCATACGCAACAGTAGGAAAATCTCATGTACGTTCTGTCGCAGAAAATATGGGTCTTCTCAAACACAAACTCTACAAACAACATCAATCCTTTACATCAATCCCACCTACAGTTATTAAGAAATATGCCACAGGTAAGGGTAATGCCAATAAGGATCTGATGTACGAATCATTCACTGCTGAACTTCTTACACCACCAGACTTACAGAAAAGTCTTCAGCCAAAATCCAAGAAACTATCAAATCCAGTGACCGATTTAGTAGATGCCTACTTTATCGCAAAATGGGGATGGGAGGGATTTGAAACATAGGAGAATCTATGAAAAATCTTTCTGAATTAATTGCCAGACATGAAGAAATTTATGGAGATCAATCTCAAAGAATAACATATCTTCCAAGTATGTCAGAATTAAGAATGACTAAAGAAGAAAAAACAAAAAAACAGAAAAGAGATTGGTATCATAGAAATAAAGAAGCTGTCAAAAAACAGAGAGAAGAGAGTAAAAAACAAAAAGAGTGGTATGCAAATAATAGAGTAAGATGCATTGAGAAGTCTAAAAAGTGGAATAAGGATAATCCAAATGCTAGAAAACTGATTGTTGAAAGACACAAACACAAAGGAAAATCATGCCAATGGACCTCTCAAAAGACGAAATGAAGGAAAGAGTAGTAAACTACTTGGAGTATATGGAAGAAAAGGATCTGCAGGAAATTGCAGCCACACTATATAATCTCTCTAAACGGAGAGCTGAAATAAAACAAAGGAAAGAAAATGGCGGATGACAATAAGTATGAAAAGATTCCTAAACCGATGTTACCACAAGTGCAACAACAAGTCACTGACAGAATTGCTGCATTAGAGAAAGTAATTGAGACTCAAAGAGCAACAATGGAAGAAGCATTGAGTGGTATTAAAGAACAGTTAGAGGAAGCGAAGGGTGATTTAGATTATATCAATCAAAGGATGGAATGAATATCTGGGTAGAATTTTATAAGTATTCTGATGACAGAAAAAATACTCATGCACAGATGAAAGAGAGTGCAAAATGGGTACCGCCAGATCCCAGTATCATAAGAAAAAGATTCTTTGATAAAATGGCGGATGCCATGGTTTTTGCAAAACGTATGGAAGAGGACGGAAATATGGTGTCAATAAAGAGAGATGGGAGTCTGTTATGAAAACCATACACGAAAAACGTATGATGGAAATGAAACGAATCGTGCGAGACATTTATAGAATGAAGAGGACACAGGACAATAATCAATCAATGATTGTGTATGATTATCTTCACATGCGAGTAAAACAGATGCAGAAAAAAGGATTACTTTGGAACATAGACATACCAGAAGTGAGATGATTATGAAAGATTTAGAGAGATTATTGTATAGTCACATGGATGAACAATTACATTTTTTCTGGGCATTCACGTTGACTGTTATCGGGCATAATATATGGCCACCCTTAGTAATGTTAGGACTATTGGCAACATTAGTAAAAGAATATTGGGACAAATACAATCCACCGCACAAATGGGAATGGAGAGATGTTGCTGCTGGATGTTTTGGTTGGGTTGCAGGAGTTCTGTGCATATGACTTATCCTGAAACTCATCCAAGTTATCAAAAGGTAGAAAAGGTTTTGAAGGTACATCTTGAAAAATATGGAGAACCATGGCAATACAGAGGTCCATTAATACAAGATATTCTCAATGAACTTTTTCTTGACCCAATAGACTTGAGAACCTATGCAATGAATGAATTATCTCTAAAACAGAGAGAACAATTAGAGGGGTATGTTGTTGACCACGGCATTGATGTAATCGGGGATGAGAAAGAATAAAGAAGAAGTGTATCAGCATCACATACAAGTCACAGACAAAGCTATTTCGGTTTTTAAGGACTCGTTTACTGCTGAGAATATTGACCCAACTAAAACGTATGTGAGAGTTGGTGCCAAGCCAGGGGGATGTTCTGGATGGACTTTCCTCATAGAAACTACTGACAAGAAAGAATCCAAAGATGCCATATATTCGTATGGTGGTATAGACTTTATAATTGATAACGTGCAGTTACACACAATCATTGGTTCTCTTGAAGTAGATTATAAAGACGATAATTTAGTTGAGCAGGGATTCGTATTTAAACGATTGGGCTCAGGTCAAATGTGTGGATGTGGAGAATCATTTACACCACTTGGGTCAAATAAACCTCTGGGATGGGCAAATACCAGTTTACCAGAGTTGTAAGGAGAAGATGAATGAGAATATACTGCTTTTGGGATTATCACTGGTTTTGTTAGTCATGGTTGGAATATATGGACATAAAGAACTCATGGCACCAAAACAGAAACCAAAAGTTGAAATAAGATACTATCACATAAATTTCTGATGATTTTTGTCTACATTAAAGGAAAGAAGGCTGGTAAAGGTAAGGACATGAAGGAAGTCCTGAAACACGTAGCAAAACTATTCAAAGAGGGACATACAGATGTAATTGTCTCTGGGGGGAGAATAGGGAAATGGAGATAGATGGCTTATATTTTCAAGAAATGGACAACTGCATCCGTACAAGTGGTGTATTACATGCCAGATTATTTGAATCTTGTAAATGAGTTTATATGGCAGACAAGAGATCAGTTACCAGATTATCCAAGAATAGAAAGATTTTTGGAATATTGGGACAAAAATATAGATGGGCCAATTAAAGAGGTTTTTATCCATGATCACGAAGAAAACGATATTAGGGTTGTTGATCGTACTTATAAGTTCAATTAGTTGTGAGAGTCAAAAAGAAGAAGACATAACAGTAAATCTTAATTATGAACATAGAAAAGAGGCAAAACATAGAACTGGATCAAGACCAGTTCTCATTGCCAAACATGAAATAAATGTTAGAGATTATCAAGAACAATATATTTACGATTCTACTATATTAGACGATGAACTAAAGGGCACGGTGTCAGTGCCTGTAGATATTGAACTTGAAGTTAGATATGAAAATTACTCATTTGATGCACCAAAAATTTATTATGAATCTGGATTATCTGACCCATTTATCGTTGGTTTTCACAGCCCTGCAACCCGCACTGTTACTATTCCTGTTTCTGTCAACCCTAATCATCCTTCTCAAATGGTTGAAGAGGAAGTTGTTGACAATGAAACAGTTGATAATGAAACCATTCTCATAGAAACCCACATATATTCTTGGTCAGATAATTTCACCTATGGCCAATCTACCACACAAGAACAAGAAAATACTTACAAATCATTTTGGGACAATGCATCTAATTACACATGGGATAATATCTCAATAGGTAATCCAGATGACTTGGTTACATGCACAAACAGTACATTCATAAACGACTTCTTACAGAACAAAGATAATGCATCATTTGAGGTCTATGGGTTGTATTGTGATGGGATGTACTGGACAATAGGTAAGTGTGGTTGGGGGCTTGAATTGAGTGCATTTGATAAACAGAGAAGAGATTGTGCTTGTCTTAATTCTACTGAAATTGGATATACAATCAGACCTTTAATAGGCAATGCAAATTGGGGTGGAGTTGGAAAGAGTTGTAATGCTGACAGTCAAACCCTTCAGGTTATTTTACAAAGATGAAATCACCATGTAAGAAAATATGCAAACTTGTGAAACGAAAAAATAGTCAAGAGGAATTTTGTCTTGGTTGTGGTAGAACCAGACAGGAAATCAAAATGTGGACTAAAATAACAGATGAAGAAAGAGATGCAATAATAGAGAGATTACGAGTGCAATAATGGAAACAGTATACGAGAAGTATAAAAGTGCTTCTGAATACTTGATGGAATATTATACATGGGTAGATTTACTAGGGATTGAGAGAAGAGAATTTGAAGAACATGCAGAGGCAATAGAAAAACATTGTAAGAAACTTTATGCACATTTTGAGAAGGCAGCTGCAGAAGAACGTAGAAGAGAAGAAAATTCTAAATCTGCCAGAATTGCCAAAAAATTAGAACAAATGAAAATGACACAAGACTTAATCGCCAAAATTAAGTACAGAAATGAAAAGAGATGAATATCAACAAGACAATAAACAGACATTGGCGAGACTGGGCGGCAATCGTCTATTTGTTCATCTGTTTATGTGATTTCTTTGTCGGTCCGCTTTGGTGGAATCTACTGATGTTTGATGCATGTGCAGAAGTCCTGGCACAAGGTCAAGATTGTAAGACTTCACGATGGGAACCATTAACATTACAAGCAGGTGCCATGTTACATCTATCATTTGGAGCGATATTGGGCGCAACTGCGTGGAGAAAAAAGGATGAGGTTGAGATACACAATAATAGGACTAATACTACTTCTCAGTAGCTGTATGTCTACAAACAAATTTATCGGTATGGGTGGAGCGAACGGCACTAAGGCAGATTTACCAGTAGGTGTAGAAGTTCTCATAGAGATGGCAGAATATTGTGAGAGAATCTATGACGAAGGTAAGGAGATACGAGACAATGAGTTCTCATATAATGTGGTCCAAGATCGTGGTGTCACTATTGTTAGCATTCGTGGTACTAACAATGGTAGAAATGTGCTCACCGATTTGGATGCAAGACCCTTCCAAGACAAAAAACTCGCCACAAATCTCCATAGAGGATTCAGAGATGCTGCCGAGAAAGTAAGGAATGATCTCATTGAAAATCATGCACTAGAAGAGACTGTCATTCTAACAGGTCACTCTCTTGGAGGTGCCATAGCACAGATCATAGGACTATGGTTAGCAGATGATGCATACGAAGTACAGATATACACCTTTGGTTCACCTGCAATTATGACTGATCAAATCTGGGAAGATGACCACTTCAGAGTCTATCTTGAAAATGATCCAGTGCCTTTTCTACCACCATTTCCCTATGTACATTGGGGTATCCGTATTGATGCAGAGACATTGGATTGGGATGAAGATCATCCAATTGGAGACATAACTAAAATAGATGCAAGAGATCACTCCATAAAAGAATATCTTAAAGTGTTAAGAAGAAACAAAGATTTTGATTAGATATGGAAAAATCACTCAATATAAGTAGTTATGTGTTGCTTGTTGGTGTGATCGTATCAGTTATTTCTTCTTGTGCCATGCGGACAGAATTATGTAGTGTTAAGCCGCATTCTAAATGTGTGCCGATTGAATCATACAAGGGTTGGAATGAATGCATAATACAGTGCCAGGAGATAAAATTAAACTCAAAGTCAAAAGATTATAAACCTAAGCCTTGGATAAGACCAAGACCTTACGCATATCCATAAGGAAAATATGAAAAAAGATTCATGGGATGAAGGGACATTTCAGATAGCAGGAAAGAAGATGTATAACTATATCTCTGAAGAACGTATCAGAGAGATAGTGCGAGAAGAGATCGTTGAATATAACAAAGTCTTCATGTCCAAGATTGCACCAGAACCAGCAGTTACGGAGAACTGATGGATTTCAGCAAGATGTCAGATCAAGAAGTGTTAGAAAAGATGAACGAGATATATGGACAATATACTCTCTATTGGCACGAATATGCCAAAAGGACACAACTACAAAGAGGTAAAACTAAAGTCTATTCAAATGGCCGTGGTGGCTTATATGAGGTAAGAGATGAAGAAAATTGAATTCATAATTAGTCTAGCGTGTATGTTTCTACTGGTCTTCTATGTGGTGAAGACAGAAGCTCATCCAGACGGAGCAACACCATATTGGTATCCGTCTAGTTTCATATATGGTTATGTGGTCGGATGTGCTGATTCAGTAGAACAAAACCAGGCACCATTCACACAAGAGATGTGGCCTGATCAAGTAAGAAGTGTGTGTGGTTGTGTGGTTGATGCACTCAGACACAGCTTGACTTATCAAGAGATCATGGATAACAGTTCTGTGGCAACCACACAAATGATAGTAAATGCCACATTTCCAATCTGTATAAGGGAGGAATTAAGTAAATGACATTACCAGTATTGATACTAATACTGAACGTATATGTTGCGACTTTGATTTTATTAAACTAAGGATATTATGGAAAACATCAGCAGAAAAGAACGGCAAGGTCACAAGTACATACCAGGCCACAATACAGTAGAGAAACAGCATGTGTCAGAACATGAGACACTACAACAGTTACAGCGGTATGCTCTGAATAATCAACTTGACGCTTTCTACGATCTGCTCAAGACAATAGATGGTGAAGATAAGAAAAGAGACATTCTAATCATGTGTGGCATACATAGAGATAAAGATGCAGTATCCTAAGTTCTTTATTGCTGCACCATTCGGTAACTACATAACTCACAAGAATGCACTCTCAGTCAGAGGTACATTCACACTCAACCCAAATGGTAACCGCGTCTCTGCCATTCTCCGAACATTAAGATATGACTACAAAAACAAAGGATGGGTAAACAGACTAGGCTTACCCAATCCAGGCTTACAGTTTGCTCTTGACAAATACACGCCGAGTGATATAATATCAGTAACAGAATTAGAGAGAGATGATTTCGTGAAGATAGATGCAGAACTAGACCTTGCACAGAGTCTTGAAATAAATCTATCATGTCCAAACGTAAAGTCTGCCAGATGGGACAAGATACACATCTTCCCCAATAAGTATAGAGAATGGTGTATCGCCAAAATGGCACCTACATCTACCATAGAAGAGATAGCATTCGTAGTCAATGCCGGATTCAAACAATTACACTTCAGTAATACACTACCAACAGCCAGAGGCGGACTCTCTGGTACAGCACTTATACCATATACTACCAATCTTATCACGATGTGCAGAGAAGAATTCCCACACACCACCATCATCGCAGGTGGTGGTGTGTCAAAAGAGGCTCATGTCAACCACTACATGGCCGCAGGTGCAGACCACATCTCTGTAGGCTCTGCATGGTTCAATCCATTCAAAACATACAGACTGCTCAGTAAATGAAAATAAGAAGGACATCAGAACTCAAATTCCCAGACGAGTACGCAGACGAATGGGCTGCTGCTACAAGACTCATAGATAACAAGATATGGCTCAGAGATGAACTCAAAAAACTCAGAGGTAGAGCTGCTAGAAGAAGGTCACAGCATATCAAGGATACCCTTCACCAAGTACATAGACCTTGGCACGAAAGATAACCCTAATGTAGAGAATCAACTAAGAGTATTCTACAGCACAATCAAAGAGATACAAATCATTAGAGATAGGATAACCCATGTGGCAAAGAATTAGAGAGTGGGTATGGCTGAACATAAGGTCAAAGACAGTCCACATCATACCAGAAACAAAACATTGAATGCCTCCATCTCTGCAAGTTCATGTAGACAAGAGAGACAAAGATCAGCAATAACATTCCCCATGAGAAGATATAG